TCCATAGCCTACCCTCCTCTTAATTGCCCTTTTTCTTAATGAGATAATATCCCATAGGGTTAAGGACACGTCCGTCTACGATTGTGAGGAGCTTGTTAACCCATTTGTTAGTCTCCTCGTCAAAGTAGCGCTTCATTGCCATCTGCATGTTAGTGTTGATTGCGTACTCCTCAGGCTGCCAGAAGATACCAACAACAGCGCCTGTAGGAGCTGCGTCAAAGTCTGGGATAACGTCAGGCTCTACTAAGCTAATCTCACGTCCAAAGAAACGTCCGTTAGGGTTACGAGAGTCGCCGTCGTTAACCTCAAGCCCTGTAGCCTGTCTGAATACAGGATTGTTGTTAGCGTCTGCCATTGTCTCTAAGTATGTCTCAACTGTAGAGAGTGGGAAAATAAACTCGCCTGCTCTGTAGCCTAAAGGCAGCTGAGAGAAAAACTTCTTTCTCCATGCTGTCCAATTGTTAAACTCTGCGGCTGTCATTTCTACGACATTAGTAACTCTAGGATCGTTTAAGATACCTAACATCTGTCCCTTACCTGTGCCGTTAACAATGCCCTTATCCATAGCCTGCAAATATGCCTTAACCATGATAGAAACGACTTCACGCTCGAACAAATCGAGAGCAACGATTGAGCTGAGGAGAGACTGAGCTACTCTAATCTCACCAATGTTATACTCAAACATAATATCGCCCATTGTGCCGCCGTCCTGACGTGGGCTAACAGTGCTCTCAGAGATCCAATGGAAAGTAGCCTGTAACTCGCCTACAGGGAAACGTACGCCGCCCTGTACGTTGAGCTTACGAACCTTAGTAAAGAGCTGTCCGTAAACTTTGCGGATTTCGTTAATAAACTCCTGAATAAGAGTTGTAGGAATGATAGCGCCTAGCTGCTCTGTGTTAGCTGCTGCTCCAGAGCGTGCCTGCATTGCTGCGATACCCTCAGAAATGAGAGGAGTAGTAACGCCACGCTGCACATAATCCTTAAAAGCCTGTCTGTATTCGAGTGAGGCAAACTTGTCCTCGTTAGAGCGCTGCTGTGTAGGAGCTGCACCCATGCCAAAGCTGCCAATAGGATTAACTAAAGTAGCATTGTTAGGGACAGGAACGTTAGAACGCTGCTCGCCGCCGTCCTCTGGCTGTGGCTCTGCGCCTCCTGCTGCCTCCTCTGCATTGATAGCGTCGAGCTCCTGCTGAGTCTCGCCAATTTCTGCGTTAACGTCGTCAAGCTCCTCAGTGAGTGAGCGAACCTCGTTAGCGTCTGTAGAGGCGTTGCAACGATCTACTAACTTAGCTTTCTTAGCCTGCAATCTAGCTAATCTCTGCTCTAAAATTTTCTTTCTCATTTTTGAACCCTCCTAAAGTTTTGATCTAAACATAAACTTAGCTTTTTCAAGCTCCAACTCGTTTAAATCTGTCTCCACAGATTGTCCTCTCTCCTCTTTAGCTTTCTCCAAAGCTAAACGGGCGCTCTCCAACGCCTCCTTAGATCGAGCGTTTATCTCAGTGGACTCGTAAGCAGGAAATGTCACAGCGCTTACCTCCACGACTGAGCCTATTTTACGGACGTGCCTAACAGGGTGTTCTGACTCCAAATCAGACCATTCCTCGTCGTCAATTGAAAACATAAACGACATGCCTGTTATGTCTCCTCTCTGGACGGCTGAGTAAAGAGATCTAGCCTCTGAATTGTTCTCAGTGTCAAGCTGCACCTCTATAGCCATGCCCTCATAATCAGGGCTTAGCTGCATTGTGCTATTTCCATTATTTCGACGACTTCTAGCAAGTGGGATCTTGCTAATATCGTGATTAACTAAAAATCTAACGTCTGTTAAGTCTGCGCCATCTAATGCGCCTCGCTCTATGATTTCATCAAACCAAACTAAGTCTGCTTTAGACTCGTAGACTATAGGACGCCCTGTAATTAAATTGCCCTTTTCGCCGCTCTCAGCTCTAACCTCAAAGCTATAGCTACGCTGCTCCAATGGCTTTTTATCTGGATTTTTATCTCCCATTTTCAACCCTCCTAACCATGAACAATGCTATTATTAATTGCCTCCCATGAGCTCCATGTACCGCCTGTTTGTGTTCTTGTGTAAACAATGCCTGTGTTAATATCAACTGCCTGTTGGAAACAATAGCCGCTCATATAATAGCCACAAACTATAAGAGCGCAATATGAGGCAGGCGCATTCGTGCATGTCATAGCGTTATAAAATCCGCTAGTTGTAATATTGTTTAAATTCTGGCTGTATAACTCCATAGAGCCCTTATTGTTTTGCGCAATGCCTGCAATAGAGCTATAGAGCTTATCATTAACAGCGTCAATTGCTGTCTTAATGCCTCCACTCTTAACAGGATTATTTGAGTTAGCTGTAGGCGCATTGTCAAATGTTAATTCGTCCTGCTTATTATCCAGAGCAGCCTTAACTCCTCCTGAGGTTACAGGATTAGTTGAGCTTGCTGTTGGTGTAGAGTCAAACGTTAATTCGTCCTGCTTTCCGTTTATCGCCGCTTTGATTGCTTTATTCTGGACAGGATTTTCACTTGTGCTCGATAATGCTGCGTCAATTGTTAAAGTGTCCTGCTTATTATCCAGAGCAGCCTTAATGCCTCCTGAGGTTACAGGATTAGTTGAGCTTGCTGTTGGTGTAGTGTCAAACGTTAATTCGTCCTGTTTGCCTGCTAAAGCTGTATAGACTCCTCCACTCTTAACAGGATTGTTAGAACTTGCTGTAGGCGCATTGTCAAATGTTAAAGTGTCCTGCTTATTTGCTAAAGCTGTGTCAACTTCTGTTTTTGTATAGTAATTTGATAAATCAACTTCTGTTGAGCCTATACGCTCCCACGCATTATTAATATATAAATACTCATCATATACATTTTGCGTCTGGCTCGAACTACTAGGAACGAGATAAATAGTATCTGTAGAAATGTCTGTAGTAGGCAGCTCTGCAACAACCTCTTTTTTTAGAGATTGAATAGCGCTAATTAATGCGTCAACGTCAACTTTTGTATAAAAGTTTCCTAAAGCTGTAAATATACCGCCGCTTGTTACAGGATTAGTTGAGTTTTCCGTTGGTGTAGAGTCAAACGTCAGCTCGTCCTGCTTTCCATCTATCGCCGCTTTGATTGCTTTATTCTGTACAGGATTTTCACTTGTGCCAGATAGAGCTGAGTCAATTGTCAAAGTGTCCTGCTTTTGATCTAATGCAGCTTTAACGCCTCCTGAGGTTACAGGATTAGTTGAGCTTGCTGTTGGTGTGGAGTCAAACGTCAGCTCGTCCTGCTTTCCATCTATCGCCGCTTTGATTGCTTTATTCTGTACAGGATTTTCACTTGTGCTCGATAAAACTGAGTCAATTGTTAAAGTGTCCTGCTTTTGATCTAATGCAGCTTTAACGCCTCCTGAGGTTACAGGATTAGTTGAGCTTGCTGTTGGTGTAGAGTCAAACGTTAATTCGTCCTGCTTGCTCTCTAATGCTGTATAAATGCCGCCACTCTTAACAGGATTGTTAGAGCTTTCTGTAGGCGCATTGTCAAATATTAAATTGTTCTGCTTTTGATTTAATGCAGCCTTAACGCCTCCTGAGGTTACAGGATTAGTTGAGTCTGTTGTTGGTGTAGAGTCAAATTCTAGAGTGGCCTGTAGTCCTAAATCTGCTGCTGTCTCATTACCTTGTAAAGTAATACTGTTAATTTGTGGCTTGTTTGAGAGTGCGTTATAGTTTGTTGTACCGCCGCCACCGCCGCCGCCTGCCTCAATAGTTTCTTTTAGCTCTATAAGCAGCTGCGCTATATAGCTCTGTGGCTGCTCTGTATATGGAGTCCCGTCTATAGTAGCCTGTAGAATTTCTGCATTTTGACCTTGATAAACGTCGCTCATTTTTTAGACCTCCTCCTCTGTTTTATCTACAATGTCAACATTAACGTTATCGTCCTTGCCTACTTGATATTGATTAGCATTATTAGCGTCTATCCAATTGAGGGACATATAGCGTTTGCCCTCTAGCTCTGGCAATGGCATAAATCCAAAAGCTGTCCTCTTTTCGTTTTCAAACATGCCGCCTGTAGGAGCTAACAGATTTACTAAGTTAATCGTCTGATCTACAGTCATAAAGATTAGCTTTTTAGGATAGAGCTCTATCCTATTTCCAAAGCTGCGCTCACGCCTTGTTAGCATTTTTTTAGTAAATGCCTGAGAGATTGCGACAATAATAGGCTCTAAAGTTTTCTGATAAAATGCCTCATATTGCTGCTTTGTATAGTCGCCCGTTAGAATACAAAGAGGGACGCCAAAGTTTCGTAAAATCTTTTCGTCGATAAATTTAAGAGTATTCTCGTCTACAATTGCTGACGTGTGAGGCAATGGAGTAAACTCGCTCTTTAAATCCAGAGGCAAAAATCCTGACTCGCTGTTAGCTAGCTTTTGCTCTAACTCCTGCAACGCCGCCTCTGTTTTGCCGTCGTCCATCAGCGTATTATATTTAACTACGCCATTTACGGCGTAACTTGCTTTCATGGCCTTAGCAACTCCCTGTAACAACTGATAGTTTAAATCCAGAGTCCCTAGTAGGGCTGTATGATCTGGCTGTCCTGCCACGTTGCCGCCCATATACTCGTTAACTGAATAGTTATACTTAATATGGATAACGTCGTCATAAGGGATTGTTGTATTTTCGCCATTTTCAAACCAAAACTTTACATAGAGCTTTCCGCTGCTCTCGTCCTGCAAAAAATCCACCTGATAGGGATTTATAGGATAAAGCGACTCGTAACGCCTGCGCTCAATCTTAATCCTGTTGCCGCTTGCGTCCGTTGTTTCCTCCTCCCATGTATAGTAAGTAGGAATAATAAAAACGTTGTAGTTAAGAAGTAGCAGCCAGACTACTTTCTCCAGAAATTCGCTAGTCGTCATTAGCTCATTAGGAGACTCTAAAACGTTTTGGATATTACCCTTTACAGGGACAGGATCAGAGCCGTTATAGCGGACATGAGACGGATTTAATTTTTTCATTTCGTCAACGATACATTTAAGCGCTTGCTGCACAACGTCAGACGCATAAATGTTAGTCCCGAACTGAGTAAAAATAGGAGTAAAGCCGTTTAGCATAGCTGCGTACTTTGTATTTTTAGGCTGCTTTTTAAATAGCTTGTTAAACCATTCCATTACTTAGCGTCCTCCCGTCAACTTCTTAAAGTCTCCCCTGTAGCGTCTTAACATTTCATAGAGTGAGACTAGAGTAACAGTCCCGTCTATTTTCTTAGCGTCGTCTGTCTTAATAACTAGCGCCTGCCTCTGGTCGTTAACCTTTAAGCAGCTATTGCCAAAGCACCAACGATCTACAGGATTTTCGTTGTAATTTATTAGCCTTGCCTTTAAATCAGCCTCAACTAAATTTATTGCATTGTTGAGCGTCTGAGCATTCTGTAAAACCATTTCAACGTCTTTATAGTCCTTAGTCCAACCATATAAATCCATTTGATTGAGCCAATCATTAGCAAATCTCTGGTCGTAACCACATTTATATAGCTTTATGCCGTTGTCTTTTTGTAGCTTATAGAACCAATCAGCAACGACAGTTAAATCTATGTCATTGCCCTCACAAACTGTTATATAGCCTGCCTGAGCCCACTCTTTATATTTTGCCCCTGCTTTGTGGTCGTCATTTTCAGGATCTAGCTTGCTTTGAGGGATAAAATATTGAGTAACTATGTATTTAATTGGATCGTCTGGCAGCATTACAAGCGCCTTAGCGCAACATAAGTCCGTTGTCTCTGCTAAATCGACATGTCCTAAACAAAAGCCGCCTCTAAATTGCTCTATGTCATACGTTGCGCTATAGCTAAAGTCCTCAATATTTAGCCATTGCATAACGCCGTTTTGTTTAAAATTAAAGTCCTTTGAGAGGACGAAAATCCTATCTGCTTTGCTCTTTTTTGCTAAATCTACCTGCTCTCTCAAATAATCAATACGCTTAATTGTGCCTAGAGTAGGGTTAGACTTCTGCCATGAACGCTCATTAGTAAAGACCTCCTGCTCTGAGTCCTGAGTGTAGAGCCACGGCAAAAAGCGCATAGCTGCTATAGAGTCGTCCTCGCCTTTTATAATGGCTCTGGCTTTTTTAAGCTCCTCGTCCAGATAGCCCTCATTAACAAAGCCCTCTGTAGTAATTTCAAATAGCTTAGGATTTTCTTTTAGGGACTGAGATTGTTCAATAGACTTTACAATAACGTTGTCTTTCATTTCGTGGACTTCATCAATTACAGCAAAGTCTATGTTACGTCCCTCTTTATTTCTGGTCGTGCTCGATAGTTTCCAAATCTTAGTATTATTTATCTTGTTGAGAATAAAGCGTTGATTGCGCTTAGTGTCCAAATCGTTAGGATCAAACAGCTGTCTCATAGTGTCCATAGCGTCGTAAACAATGGACGCTTGAGCGTCGTCGTTGGAGCTGCAAACTAAGTCAGAGCCATCATTTCCAACGATAAACTCAGCATTGCCTAGCCCTGAGCATGTCTCAGACTTTGTATTCTTACGAGCTATTAACAGCAGGATTTTTTTAAATCTATCAATTATTTTTTGCTGCTCTTTGTAGTCCCTCGCCATCTTGAACGAGTAGGCCGCCTCAATAAAAGCCTTTTGCCATAACATGAGTCGCATTGGCATGCCGTAATAGGGTGACTTAGTGAGCTTAATGCAATTCTCCATAAAGTCCATGCGTAAATTTGCCGCCTCAGTGTTATAAAAATAATCATCATTATGAAATAAATCCTCTACTAAGTTTTCGAGCTCCATGTAGAGCTCTTGTCCTACTAATATTTCGCCCTCGTCAATTGTGGCTTTGTATAAAAGCAAATTGCTGTTATCTGGAGTCCAAATAGTTTTCTCTTGAATAAGCATTTACAACAGCTCCTGTCTTGCTTTAGCCCATTGTCTTAGAGGGCTCTCCTCCTCAGGCTCTCCTCCTAAATCGCCGCTCAATCTAAACAGCAGCCTTAGAGAGTTGTTGTATTGCTGCAACAGCTCCTTATATTGCTTTGAGGCAGGAGTAGCCTTTTGCTGCATTGGATTTTTTGGATTTATATTTATAAATGGCAGCTTTTTTAACGCAATTAGCTGCTCCTCTATAAACACAATCTCGTCTATTAGCTGCGTCGCTTTTATGTCATTGTCTGAGCCTGTTTTTTGGATCAGATCTAGCAGCTCCTGTTTTCGTTTATCCATTCTTAAAACCTCGATTTTTTACAATTTTTTGTCATTTTTTGAGGTTATATTTGAATTTTTGCGATTTTTTGAATTGAAAAATCTCATTTTTTGGGTTTCTGCGCTAAAGACC